CTCGGGCGGGTTTCAGGCACTGTCGGTGTCGGGTTCACGGTGACGGTATGGATGTGGTCACCAACGGCTGAGGTGTAACCGCCGCTGAACGTATGGGTGTGCGAGCCGCCCGACCCGGTGTTGCCGGCAGTGGCGCGCAGGTCCAGATCGTCGCCGCCCTGTATGGCGTTATCCGGCAAGTATGACCAATGGTACATGCTGTACGTGTTCAGGGTGTGGGTGTGCGCGCCGCCCGCATCGACAACGCCGTAGGCGGCGTGGTTGTGCGCGCCCGTCGCGCCGCTGCTGGCCGTGTGCGCGTGCGTTTCAATGGCGTCCTGTTGCAAGGTGCCGATGGCGCGGGCCGCGTCCACGCCACGCGCATTGTCCCAGCTTCGCACGAAGTTGCCGCGTCCGTCCGGGATGCGGAACGTGGTGGTGCCGTCGCCGGGCGAGAACTGGCCTTCCGTCCACAGTGCGTCGGTTGACGTGATATTGCCGCTGGCCGAGGCAAAGCCCCACAGGTTGGCGTAGGTCGCCCGGCTGAGCAGCGCCCCGTTCAGGCGCAGGAAGCCCGAGGGCGGATTTATCGCGGGCACGTAGGTCACGGCCCCGACCGGGAAATCGCCGCCTTCCTTGTTGTCGGTGAACAGGTTGGTGCCGTCGTAGAACAACGTGATGCTGGTGCCCGGCGTGATGGTCAGCGCCGTGATGCCATCCACCGTTTCCGCCGCGTAGGGGTCGATGGTGACGGTCACGGTGGCCGCGATGACGCGGCACCACCAACCGGCGAGCAGCGTCGCCTTGGGGTCTATGGCGACCGTCTGCGCCGCCGCGCCCGTGAAGTTGAACAGGGTGCCCCAGTCGCTCAGCTTCAGCGTAGCGCCCCCGGAAGCGATGGTGCGGGCATAGTTGCCCGCCGCCGAGTAGCGGTGCGCCACCGGGTCGATGAAGCCGCGCACCGCGCTGCCGACACCGTCATAGACGTAGTCAACCCACGATGCCGAATTGGTGTCGTTTATCCAGTTCAGCCCCGGCACCTTGTAGGTGGGCACGGCAGCGCCCTTGTGGCCGGTGTGCAGCGCGTCGCGCCAAGCGTTCAGGTCGGCAGCGAGGCCGGAACCCGACTTGGTGCTGGCGACGATGGTGCCAAAATTGAACTGGCTCATTGAACCCTTCCCCAGCCTTTCGACATCCAGTCGAATGTCAAAGACTTCAGCACATTGCCGCTGGTGTAAAATTTGACGTTGAAAGACGTGTCGGTCTTCGCGCTCACGACGTAATAATCGCCCTGCACCATGTTCTGCGGCGTGATGACCACCGCCGGGGGCTCACGGTACTTGCCGCCCGGATAGGTGACCGTGATGCCGGGCGTCGGGGCTATGATGTCCTCGCCCTTTTCGATGCGGTCGGCCATGTCGATGGTCACCGACAATTGCTGGATGGCAGGCGTGGTCGTGGAGTAAATGGTGTTGGTTTCAACGTCCATCTCAACCTTGCCCTTAAGCACCAGCCGGAACTGGATGCCCCATGCCACGATATCGGTCAGCCCGCCAAAAGGCTTCCACGCTTCCCACGTGTTGAGCGTCGGGTTCACCTGTGTGATGCGGTACTCGGGCTGCACCGACCACTCCGATTTGTCGATGGGGTCAAGGGGGTTGACGCTGGCCAGCGTGAACCATTTCGACATCACGTTCTGCGGGTTGTAGCCATAAGCGTCGATGAACAGGGTGATGCGCGAGGCGATATTTTCGCCGAGATTGATCTGGTTGGCGAAAGCATAGCTGCCATCGATTTCGAAATTGAGCCCGGTGACATCGTCGGTCAGCCGCAGTTCGCCAGCCACCACCTCTGTAGTCGATTTGACGCCGGCAAAAGTGGGGTCTTCCACTATCGTGGTGATGAAGTTCAGCGCCGTCAGGCTGGCGACATTGGTGTAGATCGATTTGGCGTTGGCCGAAGCCAGACCCCAAGGCCGCTTGGCCTTGATGAAGAAGGTGCCTGTTCTTGTGCCTATCTGCGCCGAGGTCGTCACGGTATCGATGAGCGGCAGCGCCCCGTTCCAGATCGGCGCGACGATGCCATCGGCGGCATGGCGAAGCTCATACGAGACATCGACACCAGCCACGGCGTCCCAGCGCAGAATTGACACATCGCCCGTGGTGGAGATGCGGAAATTCTCAACGTCGGCGGGCGGCTGCGAGAACTCGGTGGTGGCGTGGGCTGGCGCATACAGCCAATTGCTGTAGCTGCCATTTTCGAAGACGCTGCGGATACGAACGGTATAGACCCCCGCCTCAAGCTGGCGGATTTCGGTCTGGTTGACCGTCGCGGCCTGCGACGGCAGTGAAATCCACGTATCGGGGTCGTCGTTCTCTTCGCGGTACTGTAGCTGGAATTGCGCCGTGCGCCCGAACGGTGGCGCGTCCCAGCTTATGTACAGCACCGCCCAGTACTGCACGCCGCCTTCGGAATAGACGCCGTCGGTCACCTGCAAATTTTTCGGCGGCATCAGGAACGGGTCGATGGGGTCGCTGATGCCTTCCGTGTAGGCGGGTATCTGCCCGATGTCGGCATTGGCGATTTCCGGGGCGTCAGCGACCAGCGTCAGCCGATGCACCATGTCTTCCATGGGCTCTATGCCGGTGACCCTGAAAACCCGGCTGTCGGACCCGGAATAGCCGAAGCTGAACAGGTCGTTGACAGCCGGCATGGGAAGCCCGGTGCCGACCAGCGTGACCGTCGTGAACTCACCCGTGTAGGTGGGGTCAACCGACCGTTCCAAGAATGCACCGCTGGCCTGCCGGAACCGGAACACGTAGCCGGTGGTGCCGCTCAGCGTCAGGGTGGTGTCCACGGTCACCGTCTGGGTCGGGGTGGTCGTGACGGCTACCACGCGGCCCGCGTACAACCCGTATTTGAAGCTGTCGAAATTGACCCTGACGCGATCACCCCGGATGAGCGGCAGCGCGTCCCAGCTTGTCATGATGCTGTAGATGCCGGGCCGCAGGATGCGCTGGGCGAGGTGGAAGCGCGCGTGCCGCCAGACGCGGTCGGTGTGCGTCTGGCCCGGAACCTCAAAACCTTCCAGCAGGGTGGCGTTGGCCTTGCTGTAGCCGTCGTTGTAGACGACGCGCTCGTCCTCTTTCCATTCTTTCTGCTCGTTGGGGAAGCGTATCCGGTAGCCGTGCGGGATGGGCTCAAGGTCGCGCTGCTCTTCGAAGTTCCAGCTATTGCGCGGGGTGAAAAGCTGGGCGACCGGCACGTTCTGGTCGTCCCAGACGACCGACCACTTGCCGTCCTTGAACACCGGCATGGCGCGGCCTGCCGCGCAGATTTCGGTGAGCAGGTCGAAGACGGACATCTGGCCGATGACCCATTTGTCGTAGACCCAGCCTTTCAGCACGCAGTAGGCGTGCCACTGCTGAAGCGCCACCAGATCGATCTTGGCCGTGGGGTAGGGCCGCCGGTTGGCCCCGCACTGAAGCACCCAGCGGAACAGGTCCGGGGGACGCCGCGAGGCCGTGTTGGCGACCCACGCCGTACCGTTCCACGCGGTCACCTTGCTGGTGGCGAGGATGTTGTATGTATCGACCGCCTGATTAATGCGCCCGGAAGCCTTGACCCTGAGCGCCGTCAGGCTGATCGGGGCGTCGGTGAAGCGCACCGGCTCGCCCGTGCGGAACGTTCTGATAGCCGTCCACATGCACGTGTCGAACACGCTTACCTTAGACCGGTCGATTTCCGCTTGGGACATTTCATTGCCCTCTTTGTGGATTTCGAACTCGTACTGCCGACCGACCACCGGCAGGTTGATGGTGACCGTGCGCCGGGTCGCTTTCTGGGTAGCCAGAACCATCCAGAAGCTGGGGGCGCTCGTCCATGTCACCCCGGACGGGTACTCCCGGTATCGGATGGAAATCGAATAACCCATCCGTTGGCGCTTGCCCTTCTCATCGATCCAGCACAAGCCATTGGGCCACATGAAATCAAGCGCCACCTGATAACCGTCGCTGGCACATGCCTGCTTGCTCGGCGGGTCAACTTTCTTCAGTTCGATGGACAGCGGCACTTCGATGACGCTTCCGGGATACAGCGTGGTGACGGGCTCGCCCACGTAGTCGCCGTACCTGTGCTGAATTTCCGC